GCCAACGACGCAAATCAATGTTGGCCGTCTGTTGGCCGTCTTGCGGCTGATTCGGGCTTGTCTGCATCCAAGGTCAGAAAGTGCATTGTCTGGCTGGAGAAGGCTGGCATGGTGCAGCGCGTCATGCAGATGCGTGTTTATGGGCAGACTGCTAATGTCTACACATTGGACTTGAGCGTGACTTTTAGATCAGGCAACTTACCCCCACTCCAATGGAGTGCCCCCCCACTCCAATAGAGTGCCATATACTATCACTTAGAACCTACTAGTAACTTCTAGAATCACTTACCAGTAAGATACCTGAATAAGATACTATAATACCAAAATCCCCGACAACAGGAACAAGACAATGGAACTCCGGGACTATCAAGCGGACATCATCGACAAAATCCGTGAAGCATTGGCTAGTGGCTACCGTAGGCCGGTTGTTCAAGCCCCCACAGGAAGCGGCAAGACGGTTATCGCCGCTGCGTTGGTCAACATGGCCCGCCAGAAGGGCAAGCGGGTAATGTTTGTCGTTCCTGCTCTTAGCCTAATTGACCAGACAGTAGAAAGGTTCCGGCAGAACGGAATTTTTGATCTGGGCGTGATCCAAGCCACCCATGAAATGACGGACATAAGCCAACCTGTTCAGGTGTGTTCGGTGCAGACACTGACGCGCCGCAATTTGCCTAAAGCGGATCTTGTGATCGTAGATGAGTGCCATGTGGGGTTCAGCTTGTACGAACGCTGGATGCAGCTTTCTGAATGGGAGAATGTGCCATTCATCGGGCTAACAGCAACCCCGTGGGCTAGAGGCATGGGCGCTCCCGGCAAATGGGATCATCTGATTGTCGGCATAACCACTGGTGAGTTGATTGACAGGCAAGCTCTATCATCCTTCAAAGTGTTTGCCCCGGCGCATCCTAATTTGAAGGGCGTCAGGATGGTGGCTGGCGACTTTGACCTGAAAGGCTTGGGACATGCAATGGACAAGGGCCATCTGGTCGCTGACATTGTTTCGACATGGCTAGAACGTGGCAAAAATGAGCCAACAATATGTTTTGCTGTTAACCGGGTACATGCCAAACACATCCAACAGCAGTTCCTTGATGCCAAGGTGCCAGCAGAATACATGGATGCTTACACTGATCTGCCAGCCCGGCGGGAGATCGTAGACAAGTTTGCAAAGGGCGATGTGAAGGTAATCTGCAATGTCGGCGTACTCACCACAGGTTTTGATGCTGACGTTCGGTGTATCATTCTGGCCCGCCCTACCAAATCGGAGATTTTGTACACACAAATGATCGGGCGCGGGCTGCGGACTGCGGAAGGCAAAGAATCTTGCATCATTTTAGATCACTCTAGCACTACGCTTAACCTTGGCTTTGTCACTGACATCCATCATGACAAGCTTGATGATGGCAAGGCCAAGCGCGTTGAAGGTGCCCCAAAGGAGAAGCTACCCAAGGAATGTTCCAAGTGCCACTTCCTAAAGCCGCCAAAGGTATTGGATTGTCCCGCCTGCGGACACCGCCCAACCCCACAAGACAAAGTACAGGTAGAAAGCGGAGAGCTATACGAACTGGCTAGTAGGCATTCTGCCAAGCCGGATCAGAAGACAACCGCTGATGGTCAAAGCTGGTACGCGCAATTGATCCTGTACTCAATTCTTCGTGGCTATAAGCCGGGTTGGGCTTATTGGGCATATCAAGACAAATTCAAATCAAAGCCGCCGCGACATTTTTCTGGCGAACCCGCTAGACAAATGACTCCAGAAGTGGAATCATGGATTCGTCACCGCAACATTCGCAAAGCCAAATCCAACGACAGGAGATCAGCGTGAGCTTGGAACAGACAGCAGACTGCTATTGCGGGCAACATAGCAAGTTGAAGACAGAAGATGGGCGGATGGTTTGCACTAGCTGCCATAGCGTCCTGTGGCAACCAATCGACACCGCACCCAAGGATGGGCCAATCCTGATAAGGAAAATACAAGAAGTTGGAATAGCGATGCACAATCCTTCCATATTTGGAGGCTGGCAACTTTGTTATAGTGTTGGGTTTTTTCAGGAAGAAACGCAAGCTAATATGAGCAATCATGCGTTGCCTTTGCCTACCCACTGGATGCCTTTGCCTGAGCCGCCAAGGAAGGGGGGTGAATAATGCGCTGGTCTGATGGAAAACATGAATGGCATCGCTGGTTCGCTTGGTATCCCAAAACCATCACTAATCAGGCAACCAACCAAGACATTACGATCTGGTGGGAATACATCGCCCGCAAAGAGATCATGGGCAACTATTGGCCGTATTATGTCTACAACCCAGACCCGGATTATCATCAGGGGGATAAGTGATGACTGATCTCTTAATGCCAAGACGCAAGTTCCTCACCGGCCTGTTTGGCCTGATAGCAGCGCCTGCGGTTGTCAAAGCTGCCAACATCATGCCGATGAAAGTGATGCCGCAGCATCTGCATGAATTGGATGGTATTGGCTTAACTAGCATGGCGCATCCGGTTTACGAATGGAAAGAAATAAAACTGGGGTACATCATCACCCATCGGGAAATAACAGATGAAATATATGCCGAGCATATGGATTTATCGACTCGTGCGTTACACGAAGCAATGCGGCAAACCAGAGAAATTCATGCAGCCAACATCCTCAATGGGGGCAAAGCATGACTGACGCACCCGACTCTTTGCTAGTCCACTGCGGCTCATGCAAGCATGAATGGTTTGCCTTGAAACTGCCAATGCCCATCGCTGAAGCGGCAGAGAAGATGATCGCGATGCGCTGCCCTGAATGCGACAAAAACTTGATCTACTGCGGACCCTCACCTGTCAATAAACTAAACACATCCGCAGAACGTGTTAAAAAAACGGGAGAAAGTTAACATGAGCGATGATCTTGTGAAGCGGCTGCGTGACCCCTTTTATACGCCAAGCCTTAAATCACACGCCGAATCCGCCGACCGTATTGAGAAGCTGGAAGAGCAAATCCATTATGCGAATGGCGTAGCTGATTTGGCTATGAAGCATCGCGATTACGCAGAGCAGCGTGTTGAGAAGCTGGAGGCGGCGCTACGTCTCTATGCTTGCGACTGCAAACCTGACGATGGCTGCGGCGTCGAATACTACGATGGCGGCGCGAACTGTGGCCGCACAGCCCGCAACGCACTGGAGGGGAAAGATGACTGAAGAAAAGAAAGATGACAACTGCCGTATGCAAGAGTCAATGTTCCCTGTGCCGCCTGATTGGTTTCTTGATACGCTACAAGGGCTTGCCCTTCTTTTCGGGGCGTTTGCCGGTTGCTTCTTAGTGTACGAATGGTTTCAAGCAGGGATTATCCATTGGGTCGTTCTTGGCGTTGCATCTTGCTGGATAGTCGGTAGAGCATTTAGAAGGTGGATGGATCATGACTAAGCCAATCACCAAAAGCCAGATGACCGATGATCTTGAAAAACTCAGTCATACTCAACCTGCACCAACTGAAGGCATGGTGACACGAACGATTAGGCAACAAGCCGACCGCATCAAGAAGCTGGAGGCGGCGCTGCGGTCGATTGCTGCCAACGCTTGCTGCGATAGTTGCCGTGAAGCTGCGCTTGAACAACTGATGGAGAAGAAAAATGGCATGTGATGAATTTGACTATCATTCAAGAAGGCGAAAAATGACAGATGATCTTGTGAAGGATTTGCGTAATAGTGGCTGGTATCTCGCCAAGCCAGCCGCCGACCGCATTGAGCATTTGGAAGATCGCTGTGCCAATTTATTGGTCGAAAACGGCATCTTGAATAACCGCATTGAGAAGCTGGAGGCGGCGCTGCGGAATATCGCCGAAGGAGACATACCCCGCACAGTCAAGATCCCGTTCCGCGATGATGGGCAATCATCAAAGCATGACCGCTGCGAACACGGCCAATGGTTTTATGAGGACTGCGGGTGCTGCATTGAAGATTACGCCCGCAAAGCACTGGAGGGGAAAGATGACGCTGGTTGAAATGCTACGCGCTAACGGAAGCTGGGAATCCGATGCTGCGGCAAGCAAGTTACAGTCACAATCTGACCGTATCCAGAAGCTGGAGGCGGCGCTGCGAGAGCTGTCCACGGATTGGGACTGCTGCGCCGTGTCGAAGACCATGAAGCTCATTGCCCGCAAAGCACTGGAGGCGACAAATGACTGACGATCTTGTGAGGCGGCAAATGAACGAGATTAATTTGATGTTGGGTGACTGCCTTGAGCGGCTGCGGGAGCTTCCTGACAACTCAGTGGACGCCATCGTGACCGACCCGCCCTATGGCCTAGAGTTTATGGGGAAGGATTGGGATGCGCCTTGGAAACAGGTAAGTGGCGGGTTCAGCGAACCCGGAATTGGTGAGCGCGAAACATCTTGGCCGTCATTCACCGGCTCAAATTTGAATCGTTGCGAAAAATGCAAAATGTTGATTGGTAAAGGTGGCTCTCGCTGCACATGTGACAGCCCAAAGCCAAAGCACAGTGGGGGAGACCGGATGCGGGTTTTTCAGACGTGGGTGACTGAATGGGCCTCTGAATGCTACCGCGTCTTGAAGCCGGGCGGCCATCTGCTGGCGTTTGCCGGAACGAGAACACACCATCGCATGTGTTCTGGAATTGAGGATGCTGGCTTTGAAATCCGCGACATGATCGCATGGGTTTACGGGTCTGGATTCCCGAAGTCGCTAGATGTGAGTAAGGCGATTGATAAGGCGGCGGGTGCGGAGCGGGAGGTTATTGGGCAGAAAATTCGTGGCGATGTTGAAAAAGCAAAAACATCTGGCGTTACAATGGCTGCGGCTGACGCTAATAAAAATAACAAATCTATTTTTGGTTATGGCGTTGAAAATCTTACAGCCCCCGCCACCGAAGCCGCCCAGCAATGGGATGGATGGGGCACCGCCCTCAAGCCCGCCTTGGAGCCTATCACTGTTGCCCGCAAGCCGCTGATCGGGACGGTGGCCGAGAACGTGCTGGCGCATGGGACGGGGGCGATCAATGTGGATGGGTGTAGGGTTGAAACTGACCCAAATATAGATGACCCTCGCCTTGGCGGAAATGGCGCATGGACAACATCAAAGCAGCAAAGCGGCGATACTGTAAGCCTTCCGCGTGGAACGGTTAAATCATCGCCACTTGGCCGCTGGCCCGCCAACCTGATCCATGACGGATCGCAGATGGTGTTGGACTTGTTTCCTGAGACAACAAGCGGGAACCCCGGAACCCGCCGCAAAGCGCATGACACAAATTCCATGTCTGGGCGGCTCAATATAACGGGCGAACAAGAGACAGGCTACGGCGACACCGGCTCTGCCGCCCGCTTCTTCTACTGCGCCAAGACAGCCAAGAAAGATCGTGGCGAGGCCAACAACCACCCGACGGTCAAACCCACCGACCTCATGCGCTATCTTTGCCGCCTTGTGACGCAGCCGGGCGGAACAGTGCTTGACCCGTTCATGGGAAGTGGTAGCACTGGAAAAGCCGCGATGTTAGAAGGTTTTGATTTCATCGGAATTGAAATGAACAGCGAATACTTTGCAATTGCAAAGGCCCGCATAGAGGTTGCCAAAACACTGGAGGGGAAAGAATGAGCGATGATCTTGTGAAACGACTGCGCGCAGATGAGCTGCCCGGAGATCGACAGCGCCACCGCGAAGCGCGAACTGTGCTATGGTCAGAGCGACACGAAGCCGCCGACCGCATCGAAAGGCTGGAGGCGGCGCTGCGGGAACTTGGGCGGCCAATCGCGTTGGCGGACCCCGAGGGGGTTTACCGGTATCCCGATTTTACGCCCCAAGACGCGATTGACATGCACTCGCTGCTCCTAAATCGGATCATCATCGCCAACAATGCGCTGATGACTGAGGCGGATTTTGAGGAAGCTCGTAACCGTAAATTAGGCGTCAACGCACTGGAGGGGAAAGATGATTGACCCCGATTACGTTTCAGAATTGGAGTATGTAGTGCAAGATGCGCTTTCAGAATTGAAAGCTGCTACTGTTCGAATTGAACAACTGGAAAACGCCCTCAAGGAGATTCTTAGCCTTGGCGATTGGGGAGCTAATATATTGGCCCGAACGATTATTTTGGAGGCTTTAGAGACAACAGATTGTTCTTTAGGGGACAAAGATGAAAATACCTGATGCGGCGCGTGGTAGGTGGCGGGAGTTATTACCGGCGCTTGGCATAGACACAAGGTTTTTGACGGGAAAGCACGTCAGTTGTCCTGTGTGCGGCGGAACAGATCGGTTTCGATTTGATGATCGGGATGGTTCTGGATCTTTCTTCTGTTCCCAGTGTGGTGCTGGGGATGGGTTCACATTGGCGATGAAAGTCACTGGCAAGTCTTTCCGACAGGTGGCTGATTCCATCGCATGTGAGCTGGGTATATCCAATACTTTGAACCAGCAACATTCAGCCAAGCCTAAAAACGATCAGCGAAGGCTCATGCAATCAGTCTGGGACGGGGCCGTAGAGCCGGAAGAGGGTTCCCCGGTATCTCTTTACCTACAGAACCGTTTTGGCTGCCAGTGGCCTTCTAAAGCCCTTAGAGAGCGGTGCGACAAAATAGCACTGATCGCCAAGATCGCTGGATCAGACGACAAGCCAGTGAATTTACATGTGACCTACCTGACCAAAGATGGCCAAAAGGCTGACATAACCCCTAATCGAAAGGTCTTGCCGGGCAGCTTGCCAGAGGGTTGTGCCATTAGGCTTGCGCCCGCTGCTGGCATTATGGGGGTAGCAGAGGGCATTGAAACTGCGATCAGCGCCAGCATCTTGTTTGATATGCCAGTTTGGGCATGTGTAAACGCCAACCTGTTGGCTAAGTGGGTTCCGCCTGAAATTGCCAAGGTTGTGTATGTATTTGGCGACAATGACCTAAATTATACAGGTCAGGCTGCGGCCTATCGGCTTGCCAATAGGCTTGCTGTTCAGTTCAAGTTGGGTGTAGAGATTAGAATACCTGATTTGCCGGGAACCGATTGGAACGACATACACAAAATAAAAAGGGGGCCGTAGCCCCCTTCCCTGTTAGGCCCGTTCCATCATCGGAACGTCTGGAGACTTAAGCATAGCTTCATGCAAAGTCTGTGTTGTATAAACGCTTTCCAGTTTAACGACAGACCAATTTAGGCCGGTCTTAGTTTTGAGGGCGTCTGCCCGACGCACGGCATTGGCGATGTTGTGAAAAGTGTCGCATATTGCGATTTGCTGGGCAAAAGACATTTCAGAGTCGTCATTGATAAGATAGTACATTTGGTTTCTCCTGTTGCCTTTGTGGCACTGACAATATGCCAGGAATCACTTTGCGGGTCAATAGAAAAAAGGGGCCGTAGCCCCCTTTCTTTAGTCCGCAAACAGTTCGGACTTTATGTGATTTCGACAGGCAATATCTAAGAAATTCTTGATTTCCCGAATATCGTCAATATCGAACATAAGCGAAGCAATTTGTTTGAAAGATCCATCGGTCAGTTTAGCGGTCCAAGAGATTGCAACTGCACCCGGATCCGCACTGTTGGTTTCAAACGTCATATAATCGCCGTCATCATCCATGACTTCAAGCTGATGTGATCTCACAGGTCGTCTCCATCAAATGATTCAAGACGGTACATATGTGCGGTAAACATGTCTAGAAACGACTGAAGCGCCTTCACTTCTTTGCGGTTGATGTATGTGACGACCGAAGCTTCAAGATCATCACATGAACTGACCACTTCGATTTGCTTGCTATCATTGTCAAAGCAGAACGTAATGGTGTCACCGTCTGTGTCTGTAATTTGAAGATGTTGCGTATGCATATTAACCCCCTTTGTTTGAGACTGGTAAAGTGTAGCCGATGACTCCAGCCCGGTCAACGGGGAAACCGCCTGACCGAAACTGTTCCGCTGTGATTGTTTCGACCACCCTATCGGGTATATCGGCGCGCTTATAGACCCGTGAAGCCATGATAATTACTCTTGACCAACGCGGGTCTGCACTGGCGAGTCCTTCTATTTCATCTGCTTCTGCATCTGACCTACAGACCACCTGTATCATATAAGGATCACCAAACTTTGGCGTCCTCTCTTTATCTGTCATCCTTACCCATGCCATTGACCGATTCCCTTATAATGCGACCGATGTATTTTTCTGATTCATTACGTGTAAGAAAAGTGCTTATGCATTCTTCTATCAGGCCATCCGTAACCTCCCATACCATAAAGCATTTAGCTTCACTATCAGTACATAAATCCCACCCATTGCCTTCTCCACGCGGCTCATTACAAGCTTCGATGAAATATCGTTTTGCCATTGACCGATCTCCTATGTTGACCTATGACCTATGACCTATGACCGACCGACCGATGACCGACCGACCGATGCAATGCAAGCGCATTGACCGACCGACCGACCGACCAAAGGACCGACCGACCATGACCGATGAAGCCATTCTTGCTATTGCTATGCTAATGTTTTTTGTAGCACCGGCTCTTTTGATGGGAGCCGCTGCTATTGTGGCGTATATTGATTATCTCAGGCAAGCTCCGCACTAGTGTCGTACCATGCGGACTGCTCCGAAATGCCAATTTCCTCTTTAGGAAATGATGACCAGTCGCGGGGCGTGGGTTCACGCTCCCATGACCAGCGTGTCAGGTCATCTAGGATTTCCCATGACCGGCGCAATTCGCCTGTATCGTATTTAGGTTTCCGAGCACAATCTTCGATGTATGCCGCATGTCCGGGCGTGATTGTTTCATGTTTCATGACCGATTCCCTTTACGTTTCCTAAGTGTCATTTCGCTAGTGAAGGCGTCCATTTCGGCTAACAGCTTGGCTACATAGGGGTCGCGTGTGTCGCGCTCACGGTATATGGGTAGGGTGGCGTGTATATCCCGGACAGCATACTGTAGCTGACCGACCGATAAGCCACTGGCGAGTCTGGTATACCAAGCAAGGCTATAGGGTGCTGGTTCTACTTTCATTGTTGACCCTTCCATCTTATAAAGTCATCGACCGATTCAAAGGCGATAAATCCGCCATAAATTCGGGCAATGACCGCCGCCCAAGGGGCGCGACGTTTCGCGCCGTTGTACGTCTTTAACCGAATGGTTTCTTGTCTCATCTGACCGACTCCACACTGACCGACCCATTCCACCCTGCAAGCAACCGGGCAACCATGACCGCTTGCTTACGTGTAGGATAAGACCCTATGACGTTATTGTGGTGATGTTCTGATATGGTCCACTGGACCGACCGACCGACCGTCTTTCTAATGATGTATTGCATGACCGACTCCTATTAGATGAAAGCAAGCGCGACGACCGCACCGACCCATGCCAACGCGACCACGGCAATAACCGCTTCGATGATTCCTTGCATGACTGGACTCCATTGTGTGCGTCATTGCACATTGACGCCGACCGTAATCGGCGCTGATTTGCAATGTTAGAACGCGCCGCGCAACACAACATGTTCGATAAATTCACGGTCCAAATACATGCCGTGTTTGACCGTATAGCGACCCATGCACAAATCAAGCTTAACAAGCTTTTTTCGAATGTAGAATTGCACAAGGTCTTGCGCTTGTTTCGCGTCAATGTCTGCAATGTGCATGAACATACAGGCAAGATCATCGGACGCCTGTATTGACTTGCGGGCAATTTCCTTTAGGTGGTCTTGTGCGTAGTGCATTTGCGTTGTCCCGTGTTGTTTGCCTATGAAAAGACAATAGCGCGAATCCTTATATGGTTCCAATCGTTTGATTCGATGGAAAGCGGCGCAATTATCGGAATAAACGATTAGACTGAATCGGCTTAATAGACGACACTGTAAAGGTAGAAACAAGCACAAGCAAAGCAATAGGTGAAACATGCTACATCATCTTGAAAAGAATCAGGTTCCGGCTTTCTTGCGTCATGGTTATGAAGGTAAAGCTTTCAAAGCGCGGGCTTGCACAAGCTTCACAATACCTGCTGATGCGGGCTTGTGGTCTGAGGGTTCACGGGACTTGTTTAGTGCTGTGTCACTTGCAAGCGGCTCTGTCGCCACTTTGCCGGGACAGGATGGCGCGCCTTGGAATGCAAGCCGGTCTGAAAAGACAGTGGAGATTAGGCCGGGCTTCTGTCTAATCCAGCATTCGATATTCTGCGGGAAAGATATGGGCTTGACGTTTTACGTTCACCCCGATGATATTGTGAAGCTTGTGCCTCATGATTATTGTGAACTTGCGGAATGTGAAAAGACGGTTTTGTATATCATTTGCGCTTATAAAAGCTTTGCGCGGGCTGATGAAGCGCGCCGCATGGGAATTGATGCGGGTGAATTAGAAGCAATTAAAGCGCGCCTAATTAAATTGGAATTGATGAACAAGGCGGGTGCTATCACTGTCAAGGGGCGAAATGCAATCTCAGGGTATCGCCCAAAGTAAACTATAACTTAGCAATAACATGAAGCGTCATGGTTCACACCGTGGCGCTTTGTGCTATATATAGACTCTATCTAGCATGGAGTCTGCTATGAATCAGGAACGCAATAAATCCGCCAAGCCCATTGGCGAGTCCACTGACAAGGCGCAAGAAAAGCTCAAAGCCCGTAAAGAGCGTAATGAAGCCCAAGCAATAGAAGAGTCACAAGCATGGGAAGTGATTAGAGCCAAGGCGGACGCAATAGCTAGACAGGGAAAGCCTAGGATCAAATACACTGAAGCATTAGGCGACGAGATAGTGACTCGCATGGCGAACGGCCAGAGCCTGAACAATATATGCGCGACACTGGATTACATGCCGCATATATCGACGGTTTATGACTGGATTGCTTTAGAGCCACTTTTCGCCGAAAAATACGGGCGCGCCCGCGAACATGCAGCGCATACATTGTTTCAGGAATGTCTAGATATAGCAGATGACGACTCGCGTGACGTGACAAAGGCGGGGGAGATTAACCACGCTGCTATTGCTAGGGACAAGCTCAGAGTGGATACCAGACTAAGAATGGCGGGAAAGCTTGCCCCCAAGGTTTACGCTGAAAGACTGGCCAATGAACCAGCGCAAGTGACGGTCAACCACAATACGCTAAACGTTTCCGCCCGTGATCTGTCGCTAGAGCAGCGCGACTCATTGCGCCAACTGCTATTGGCGGCAAAGCATGAAGACTCCTAATGTTTCACGTGAAACACTGACACAATGCCATGTGTCCACCGCTCCAGTATAAAGCCACGTTCATGTTGACGCGATGTTTCACGTGAAACATAGGCCAAGCTTGTGTTGGGGGCGTTCCCGTTCTGTTACTGGTCTGTTCTCCGGCAGAACAAACCATGAACAAACCAAGAATGTTTTACGTGAAACATAGGCCAAGCTTATGTTGCCAGAACAAACCGTGAACAAAGCAAGAACACCGCGCAGAATGTTTCACGTGAAACAATAGCCGCGCTCATGCTGACGCGCTCCGCATTTGTTCCTGTTTTGTTCTAAGCTTGTTCTTGTTTTGTTCAGGTACCCTTGACGACGACCGGAGTAACACAAGCTGGGCAAGAGGCCGGGCCGGTCTGGGTCCCTTTTCCCCCCTCTTCAAACCCCCCCACAAACCAGTATTTACAAACCAACTTGAGTACCCCCCCCCCATTTGGGTCCCTTCGGCACATCAAACACCCATACATCCTAGGATGTACAAACCAACCCAAGCATACCCCCCCCCCCCCACCCCCCCCCCCCCGGGGCCCCCCCCCCCCCCTCGCAGGTACTCCACCCCCCCTCCCCAGGTACTCCGACCCCACTCTCAGGTACTCCAACCCCCCGACCTCCCAGGAAGTACAAACCAACCCAAGCATACCCCCCCCCCCCTACCCCCACCCCTCCGGGTCCCCCTGCCCCATATAGGCACAAAAAAACAGGGGACTTGTGGGTCCCCTGCTAGGTACTAGGTAGGTACTAGGTGCCTGAACCGTAGGTTAGGCTTCCTCTTCCTCTTCATCCTCTTCCGCGTCTTCCCAATCGCAAAGCTCAAGCTCTTCGATCAGGTCTTCCAGAGCCTCTTCGGGGGTGGAGCCAAAACCACGGTAGTCGCCTTCAACTTCGCCAAGGACGCAACCATCGTTCTCTTCGTTGCTGTTGCAGAACTCAGCAACCCACTCAAAGCCGGGGATGTAGAACAGTCCGAACTCCTTGTTAGGAACTGGATAGGACATGATCTTTTCGATAAGCCACTTCATGCTTCTCTCCTTTTAGACCTTTCCGCACGGCGGAATGGGAAGAAAGATAATGAGGCTAGAATGTGTCTTTTTGATAACCGAACTACCCAGTGACCTTTACCGGGGTCCCCCTGCCTATTCTTTAACCACCTTCGGCCCCTCCGGGATATGCATCCAGTGCGTCGGATTAATCACCATGTCATATCCCAGCACATGCCACTGTTCGTCTTCGGGCTCCCAGATACCCATCCAAGCCACCCCTTCATTGGTGAGTTTGCCTTCAGCCCACAGCAGCAACTCCGCTGCATCTTTCGGCGCACTCTTGATCGGCTTCCACTTCATGACTACCCCCTTGTTTGGTTCCCGCGCATGGATTCGAACCACGATTGCCTGAGTCAAAGTCAGATGTCCTACCTTTGGACGACGCGGGATAAAGTCCGTTGCCCCTTTTGCAGAGCGCCTATCTTTCGATGTGACCGGCACGGGCAAACACCAGTAGGCGTCAATACATTACTGGCTAGGTATGGTGTCGTCAATTAAATAACGTCAACCCCTAGCGTGGCGTCAATTTATTGTGTAGGGTGTTATCAGAGACACCCGGCTGGAGCTTTATATGCAAATGACAGCAGAGCAAATGCAGGACCTTGTGAAAGAACAAGGTAGCATTCGGCAAGCTGCCAAATACGTTGGCCTAGCTGAAAGCACCTACCGGCATCGAATGGGCAACAAAATAGGAATTAGAGTTAGTGAGACAATATTTACAGTTAAAGCCCTTGAAGATGAAGTTGTAAAGCTTAAGCAACGTGTGTCTATCCTATCCGGTACTAAACCCCGGTTTGTTTCTGGTAAGTCTTCCGGCACCCGAATCATCGCAATTGGCGATACCCATGACCAGCCCGGTATGAACAAAGACCGATTTAAATGGATGGCCCGCCATTGCCGAGAAGTAATGCCTGACCGAATTATTCAGATTGGTGACTTCTGTTCGTTTGATTCGGTGTCTGCCCATGAAACGCTTGGTTCCCTTGGACATGCTGGTAGGCCATCCTTCAAAGCAGACTTAGAAAGCTGCGAAGAAGCGATGTGTTATTTCTACAAAGAACTAGGTGATCTAGACATTCCAATGGAGTTGACCGCCGGGAACCATGAAGACCGAATTACCCGCTACGAAAACAAAAACCCCGAAACCGTATCTACAATGTATACACAGTTTGAAGAGCTATGCGCCCGGTATCGCTGGAGACTTCATGCCTACGGCCAGTGGCTATTTGTTGATGGGGTTGGTTTTACCCATGCACCGAAGAACATAATGGGTAAACCATATGGCGGCGCAAACTCCGAAAATCAGATAGCAAATCATGCTACTCACAGCATTGTCTATGGTCACACGCATCGTTCTGCCTTTCGGAAAGCACCAAAGATCGGAGTCAATAATAGCATAGAAGTCTTGAATTTGGGATCTGCTATGCCAGAAGGATACATTGCCAAATATGCCGGGACCGCAACCACTGGTTGGTCGTATGGTATATTTGACCTTGTAGTAAAAGGTGGCCATATTGTGTCACACCAGTTCATTAGCATGGATCAGTTGGGGGAAAAATACGGATGATGTTAGATGCTATGTCTCCTTTTACGGAGGAACTTCGGTCCATGTTTAGGCTTAAATATGGCGTTATGGATGCAGAAGACGCAATGGCGCGGGAGCTTATAGAGCTTAACCGAATCATTATAAAATTGGAAACGCGGATTGAGCGCCTAGAAAGCGACCGACTTCGCAGCTTCCACCGTGAACCGCCACGGGCTTATGCGCCGCCTAAAGCTCCCGCTCTCTACAATCCAGTAGATGACGACGCTTGGCTGGCTACCGGGAAGGATAATGGCAATGGATGATGATGATGATATTGTGATGCTTGCGGACATTGAGGACGCGGACATCTATTCTGATCCGCTGGCCCAACGCATGATGGCATTTGTTTCGTTGGCAAACTGCGCCGACAATCTAGCCGGGGCGGATACCAAAGACATCGTTCATGCCATGATGAAGAAAGTTACATCTACGATTAAATCAGCGCCGACAGCTGATTTGAAAGTTCTTGGCGGTGGCAAGACCTAACACTGGCGTCAAAGCCATTGGTGGGTTATAATGCCGCCATCTGGGGGAATTATGCGTAAGAAAGCTGACAAGGAAGCAATTCTTAATGACTGGGCCAGCGGAATGACATCCGCTGAGATTTCTGCCGTCTATGGCGTATGCCGTGGACATGTCTGTAATATAATACTCCGTGCTAGAGAAATGCGTACAGATGAACTTCCCAATGGGGACCCACGGGCAATTGTTCGCCCCCGTGGACCCCGCAAGAAGCTAAAGGAGAATGTGTGATGGATTGGCAAACTGTTGACACTGCCCCCAAAGACCGGGATTTTCTGGCATGGAATGGATACATGATTGAAATTGCTTGGTGGGACGACTGGGAAGACCAGTGGACCTCCGAAGGTGGTCTTGATCCTGCAAACCCCTTCAGCCATTGGATTGATTTGCCGGAGCCGCCGCTTGACGACGCTTGACCTTGACGGCAAGCATATCGACATTGAAAGGCAGTTGCAGGAACTAGACCGCGCAGACTGTGAAGACAGCCTGTACACGTTCCTAAAACATGCTTGGCGGTACATTGATGCCTCTCCTTTTACAGAGGGGTGGCCCATCGAAGCTATTGCGGAACATTTGCAAGCCGTTGTTGATGGTGACATTAGGCGGCTAATCATCAATATTCCGCCCCGCATGGGTAAATCATCTATTACATCTTGCGCCTTTCCTGCATGGATCTGGGCACAACCGTGGATCTCTCCTACCTCTGGGCCGGGAGTGCAACTATTGCACTCATCCTATGCCCAGCAGCTTGCGTTGCGCGATTCGGTTAAGTGCAGGCGCTTGATTGAAAGCCCGTGGTATCAATCTTTGTGGGGTGATAGGTTCAAACTAACCAGTGACCAAAACACCAAGACAAGGTTTGATAATGACAAAAATGGTTCGCGTCTTTCCACATCGGTGGGCTCCGCACTTACTGGCGAAGGCGGCTCTATTATTGTTGTCGATGATCCCAATGCAGCGCAAGAAGCCCACTCAGAAGCTACCATCGCATCAACAATTGACTGGTGGGACTCTGCCCTGTCCACGCGCCTCAATGACCCCAAAACGGGTGCCTTTGTTGTCATCCAGCAGAGGCTTTCAGAAGAAGACCTAACCGGACATATCATGTCAAAGAACATGGGTGAGTGGACACACTTGTGTTTGCCCATGCGATACGAATGGAACAGGCACTCCGCAACATCAATTGGTTGGAATGACCCGCGTGGCACAAATGATGAAGGTGAAGCACTGGTTAGTGTTGCCAAAAATGGCGACCGTATCCCTGTGTCGTTTGAAGCCGAAGTTGAATTGGAAAAGCGCGAAGGTTTGCTTTTATGGCCTGAGCGGTTTGGTGAAACCGAAGTTGCTATCCTTGAAAAGCAGTTAGGTCCTTGGGCCGCGGCGGGGCAGCTCCAGCAAAGACCAGAACCCAAAGGCGGCGGTATTATTAAACGTGACTGGTGGCAACCTTGGGATTCTCCCAACTACCCAAACATGGACCTAGTAATTGCTACATTAGATACCGCATATACCACCAAAACAGAAAACGACCCATCCGCCATGACGGTGTGGGGGGTGTTTTCTAGTGCCATTTCCGTGCAAGCGTCCACCCATGCCGGTGGCCGACATGGTGGGTTAGTGGATGCAGCAAGAAATTATACTGAAGTATCGCCTAAAGTTATGCTTATGTATGCATGGCAGGGGCGGCATGAGTTGCACGATCTAGTTCAAAAAGTGTCAGAAACTTGCCGAAAGTTAAAAGTAGACGTGCTTTTGATCGAAAACAAAGCCGCTGGGTTCTCCGTAGCGCAGGAAATCCGGCGCATGTACGGGCATGAGCGATTTGGGGTTCACATGTTTGACCCAAAAAGCCAAGATAAATTGGCCAGACTGTACTCCGTCCAGCATTTGTTTGCCGAAGGACTGGTATATGCCCCCAACAAACAATGGGCTGACATGGTAATTACCCAAGTAGGCCAGTTTCCAAAAGCAAAACATGACGACCTTGTAGACACCGTAAGCATGGCAATGCGCCATTTGCGCGATACTGGCGCGATTATGCGTGGCGAAGAATGGGAAGCGGACAACGAAAGCCGGTTTACGTTCAAGGGCAATAATACTTACGAACCGCTATACCCAATTTAATAAAAATGATGTATTGTTTCCAAATGCTGTCCAGCATCATTGGGGATATACATGGATCAAGTGCTTGCGAACGCCGTTGTGGATGTAATTAAGCCCGCAACCCCTGTTTCTATTGGTAGGTTTGCCGTTGAAGTCTGGGGCAAGGAGCCTAATGACTATGTTAGGGTCTATGAAATTATGGCAAAATCGGATACAATAGCTGCACAAGAGGGCATTCGTCGGTTTGTCGCAGAAGTTGAAGCCCTGATTTCCGGTAAGGAAACCGTATAATGCCTATGGTCCCCGGCTTGATGCCCAACATTCGGCAACCCGCACCCGAAGATGACTCTTTGGACGGCGGTGAAATGATTGTTGAGGTCATTGAGGACGGCGAAGACACCCCCAAAATTGATGACAAAGGCGCAATCCTTGAGATTGAACACGCCGATGGGTCGATCACGGTGTCATTGGATGGCAAACCAATTGAAGACCACAAAGAAGAGCGGGACGAAGACAATTGGTTTCGCAATCTGGTTGATGATGTTGCCGATGGGCAGCTAAACAAGATCGCACAAGACCTTCTTCGCGGTATTCGGGACGACATTGAAAGCCGCAAGGATTGGATTGAGGACCGGGCGCAAGGAATTAAGCTGCTTGGTCTAAAGATTGAGATCCCCGGTTTGCAGGGAGGGTCTGACGGCGCTCCGGTTGAGGGCATGAGTAAGGTCCGCCACCCGCTGCTGCTTGAAGCAGTGTTGCGTTTCCAAGCGAATGCCCGGTCTGAGTTACTTCCAACAGATGGACCGGTCAAAGTTCGCAACGATAATAACAATGCTACCCTGCAAGATGACCAATTAGCCGGTTGTCTGGAGCGGGATCTTAATCATTATCTGACTGCGACCGCTAGTGAGTACTACCCAGATACCGACCGCATGTTGCTTATGCTTGGTTTTGGCGGAACAAGCTTCAAAAAGGTTTATTTTTGCCCACTGCGAAACCGCCCGGTGTCAGAAAGCATCGACGCCAACGATTTGATTGTCAGTAATTCGGCTACTGACCTATCTAACGCCACGCGCATTACGCATAGGTCGTTTATGCGCCCCAGTACGGTCAAAAGGTTACAAATTCTTGGTGTGTACAAGGATATGGACCTATCCACGCCCAAGATGCCCGATCTGGATAGTGTTCAACGTGAAAAGAACGCCCAACAAGGCATTTCGTTTGATGCATTTAACCCAGAAGACCGGGATCGCGAGATTTATGAGGTTTATTGCGAACTAGATGTGCCCGGCTTTGAGCATAAGCACAAAGGTAAACCTTCTGGTTTGGAGATACCGTACATTGCAACTATAGATGTGTCTTCCCAGACCATTTTGTCACTTGTTCGCAATTATGATGAAGATGACGATGATCTTCCGACAGCTAAAAAACGATTTGTTAAATATACTTTTGTTCCCGGCATGGGTTTTTATGATATTGGGTTGTTACATATACTTGGCAATACGAGAAATGCCATTACCGCTGCTTGGCGTGAGCTTCTTGACGCTGGCATGTATAACAATTTCCCCGGTTTCCTTATGGCCGACACTGGGGCTAGACAAAATACTAACATTTTCCGCGTTCCTCCGGGTGGTGGTGCGCTGGTAAAGACAAATGGTATGCCGATCTCGCAAGCCATTATGCCGTTGCCCTATAAAGAGCCGTCCGGGGCGCTTATGAACCTTGTCACACAGATGGCAGACACGGGTGCCCGTGTTGGCGGAACTTCTGAGGCTGCTGTGGGTGAGGGCCGTGCTGATGCGCCGGTTGGCACTACGTTAGCGTTGATTGAACAGGCACAAAAGATCCTTAATTCAGTTCACAAACGCCTTCATGCCGCGCAGGCTGAAGAATTTGAGCTTTTGGTTGAATGCTTTAGGGAACATCCCGAAGCATTTTGGATTAAGGCCCGCAAGCCTGCGTTCCCGTGGGATGAAAAGACGTTTACGGAAGCTTTGGACAATTATTACTTTGTTCCGCAGGCCGATCCCAATACTTCTAGCCAAACGCAGCGCCTGATGAAGGTTATGGCTTTGAAGCAGCTGGTAGCTTCTAACCCGTCGCTGTATGACCCGATTGCAGTTGATACAGCGGCGTTGCAAGCCCTTGGTTGGTCTAATCCTTCGCAGTTCATGATACCCAAGTCTGCCCAAGCCAATCCGCCGCCTGAACTTATTCAGGCGATGGCCAACATGCAGAACCAAAAGAGCAATGCTGCGGCCCGTATGATGGATAGCCAGACCCGTGCTAAGGAGACGGACGCTAAGATCCAATTGGATCAGGCCCGCCTTCAAATGGAAATGGGAAATAGCCAAGGCGACCCGGCCAAGATGGCCGATCTTCAAGTTCGCCAGAACGAAGTTGACCAGCGCGCACAAGATACAGCGTTGGACGCAATTAACCGCAAGAGGGACCGGGAAAGCCGCGAGCGTCTTGCCACTATCAAGCTTGCTGAAGAGTTGATTCGTAACCCCGCTGGTCTGCAAGTTGCGGAGTCTATTGTTGACCCCAACATGTTGCAGCGGCTGGAGCAAAACGAACCAACTCTTGATGGCACACAGACTGGAGAATTGTAATGGCTGACCGGTACGACGACCAATACTCTAACCCGGAAGCTCTTCGCTTGGCTAGGTCTTTTGGGGCCGCGCCCAAAGGTAGGCTGACGGCTAGCAACCCCGATCTAACTGCTTCTAATGCAGCTTTGGCAAAACAAATGGCTGCTAGAATGGCGGCACAACAAGCTGCGCCACGGCAAGAATCATACGAACTTGCGCGGGATGCAGATGGAAATACTGTTCTTGTTCCAAGTGCCCCTGCCGCCCCCAAGCAAGACCGCAATAGATTTGTGGAGGGTGTGACGGAAGGTTTTGGGAGCCAACCGCTTTCTGGTGTGTCTGAACAAGACCGCGCCAATTATCCAACAATGTCCAAATACATGGACCCCGTTGCAAAAGCTTTGAACGCGGTTTCCCGCGTACCCGGCGCGGTGACTGGAGGGGCTTCTGGAGCCTATGGGGCGGGCGTAGAAGCAGCAACAGGTGATACTGGATACGCCAATGCAGAACAACGCCGGATGCGCGAATTTTTGGACTATCTTGGCATTAATAGTGCTGCAACAGTAGGTGGGCCAAGGGCTTCCGCCCCTACCCCTAAAGTAAATCCTACAACCCAATATGCTATGCGATATGAGTCTATGCCCTCCGAAGGGTCTATTGGGCCTGTGCAGGCACCTATCGGAAGCGCCCGCAACCCTGAAATGGGCGGCCAAGCTTATTCTCAAAATGTTGCGCGCCAAGCTCATATTGATAACATCATTAAAAATGCTGCGGGTGATACTGCACAAACCCGTCAAAATTCAGCGGTGCAAAACGCTATTGATGCGGCGGCCCAGCGCGCTAGGGAGGGTATGCCACGCGAAATGAATGCCGATGAAATCGCAGCCATGCAAAAATCATTTGCGGCGGCAAACCCATTGCCCGCAAACCCCATGAGCCTTCCTGTAGCTACAGGGACCATTCTTGCGGGCGCAATGACGCGCCCCGGCGTGGGTGTAATGGGCCGCCAAGCTCCTGTTGATGTAGATGAGGGACATTTGGACCCAAATCTTTTTGGGGTTCGCCACCCAACTAGTGGTATGGACCGCACAAATACATTGGGCGTAGATGAACTATCTGCTTACCCCGCTGGTGCTGTTCATAATTATAACCGCAATGATTCGGCAGGCGTTAATGAGATGGGGGCATATTCTTCTAGCCCAGTACAGTTGGCTAAAAGAAGTTTATCCGGTCCTGCGGCATCTTCAAATTTTAATGCTGGGAAACCAATTGATTTAACTTCTGGCCAAGATGTTTCACGCCCCGGAATTTTGTCCCGTCTTTTCAGTGGACCAGAATACCAGTCCACGGGTGAGCGCGTTGTTAAAGAAGACGGGCAAGGTGTAAACTATGGAAGCGGCGACAATGCCGCCGACTTCTTCCGTGCCGACAAGGCCCGCATGGCTATGGAGGGCAAGGCTGGCGGCGGTAGCGTTAGCGGCAAGCCCGATAAGGATGCTGCACTACACAAGGCGCTGGAAATCATTCACCACATGATTCGTTCGCGTTAAAACGGGGTTGGTCATGACTGGTAAGTCCTCCAAGAAAGCAATCAAGCTTGCTAAAGGCATTACCGGTCGTACTGGTTATGCTGATGGCGGGCGTCCCATTACTCCCCAATCATTAGCCGCCAATATAACCCCTGTAGAAGAAAACTATGACACTGATTACAATCAAGAAGTTTTGAGCCAATATCTTCAAGGTAAATTTAACCGGGCAGTAGACTTGGCTAAAATGCCCGGTGATATTTTGGCTGGAAATAGGTCGTTTGACCCACATTCTGATGCAGATTTAGCTGACGCATTTGATTTGGCTGGGTTTGCCCTAACTGGTGGCATGGGCGGCGTTTCTGCAAGGGCCGGTGAAACAGTACTTGGGTCGGGGCCAATAAAAAAACTTATGCAGCAAATTGAAAATGATCGTGGAATTGTTGCTGCCCGTCGTTTAGAAAGGGCGGCAGATGAAATACCTAATTTAGAAAAACTTTACACACCGAATGCTCTTCGCGAAGCTTTTGTTGGCCCAATGGGAGATGAAAGCCTTTTGATGACTATGAGGCCACAGGACTTTGCAAAGTTTGCGTCTCCTCTTACAGAAGAATCAAAAATAGCCAAAGAGGGATCATCAAAAGCATGGAATGCTTATGTGCGATCCTTGTCCAAATTACCTCAAACTGGTGGTTTTTCGGACGTTCCCCACCTTACATTTGGTGAAATTCAAAACATTCCAGCAATTGTTGGGCATGAAGGCCGCCATAGATCTTTGGCACTTGAAAAAATTAATGAACCAGTTTCTTTGGTTAGGCTTGAGCCATCTTACCCAATTAAATCTGAAATGATTTCTAACATCCAAGAAAAACTTCCGTATTGGAGACCATATAAAGATGAAAGATTAAAAATGATGTTTTCTGAAAGATTGCCGGAAGATTTGCGTGTTGTTCCGCAAACCAGAAGTTTGGATGAATATCAAAAAATGCAACTTCCTGAACCCTACCAGAATGGTGGCAATGTTGATAGTGCAATTGAGGTTGCCCGCAACCACTACGCTACAGGAGGAAGCCCCTTTTACGGCCAAGAAGCCTATAACCGGCTTATGGCTGATATAGCTGGTAGGAAGACAAACATACCAGTAGGACAGTTCGATCTGTACAAAGGCGCAAAAGGCAACCCCGCACCTCAACCCAAGGGGGCAACCCCGACTTCAGATGATCTTGTAAAACCAGAACTATCCAAGACTGGGTTGTATGAATTACCGGGAAGCGGCGGTGACGGGGCTACAACAAGTTCATACACGCCAGATACTGCCACGCCACAAGGAATAATGTCTTCAACATCTACTAATGCCACAGAACCGGGCAGCATAACGCCCGGAACGGCTGCGGCCCCTAGTTTCTCTTTTAACGGTGCCCCCATTGGATTGGTGGAGTCTTATGACCTTCCTGCGCCAGTGGCTGAAGCGCCGCTTTCTACGCGATCGGTGCAAACATCGTCTGTTGCTCCTGCACCAAACCAGTTTGGCAACATGTATACGGGGCAGCCTGCGGCTACAAATGCCCCCGCTGCAAATCCAGCTGCTCTTGGTACTCACATTGGTGCCCAAGTTGGCAATGCTCTCAATACAATAGGATCAACGCCAGCAGCCACGCCAGCAGCATCTGCGGGCAAATCTTCAAGTCCATTTGGCGCACTTGGTCCGGGGCCACAGAACAATCAAGCTACATTTGATGCTATGGGCAATGTGACAGTTCCCGGCGCTAACCCCTATGGGGCAACGCCATCTACTGCCGCGCCCGCAGGATCACTGTCTAAAGGCACAATGCCGGGCATCCAGTCACCATCATTTGCTGCGCCTCCGTCTTTTGCAACTGCTGAAGAACTTGCAGATGTCCCAGCAGACATGGTGGGGCCAACTATTGGCGGGTTGCCGTTTAGCGAAACTGCACAGGACCAAACAATTAGCGGCGAAACTGGGTCGTTTGCTGCTGCCCCTGCTGCGGCCCCTGCTGCGCCGTCTGCCCTTGATGCACCTTCTGCTCCTGCAACGGCCCCTGATGTTGATACTAGCATGGGAATTTCCCAATCCAACTTCAGCGATAACCCCGGCCTTGCTGCTGCATTAGCTGCTGCGCAAGATGATGCTGACGCAGCAGCCGCTGCTGCTGAAGGGGCTACAGCAGAAGGTGGAACAGATAGCGGTGGCTGGGGGGGGTGGGGCGGCTCAGGCGCGGACGGTGATGGCAGCTATGGCGGCGGTGAGGGGGGCGACGGGGGCGACGGGGGCGGGGATGGTGGGGGCGGTGGTGATGGGGGTGGCGGTGGAGATGGGGGTGGCGGTGGAGATGGGGGTGGTGGGGAAAAGCGTGGCGGGTTTATCCGGTTTAAGAAACATGTCCGCCCAAATGATGCTGCTGTACAAAAAGCATTAAAGATTGCCAACAAGCATACAAAGGGCAAAAACAAGGCTGTTGCAAAGAAATTGGGTGTGGTAAAGTAAAGTATAACTTGAAGCTGCCCAAGTTTAGCGCAGCACCGGGGACGCCCGGATAGACCTAGCTAGGAGTTATTATGTACGAAATGGCGAAAAAGGCCCGTGAGGCCATGAAAACTAAGGCTAAGAACCTTGCTGCGCCCGGAAAGGGCCAAATGGTTTCTTCTGCTGACTGGTCCCCTGCGGAGCCGCTGGAGGCTGATGTGAAGACGGGCCTCCGTCCGATCAGCCGTAGGGGCTTCAAAAAGGGCGGCAAAGTCATTGGTGAGCCTGCCAAAGCAGACATGGGCAAAAAACCCCGCAAGTCTGGCGGCAGGACTGAGCCCACTGAATACGCTAATGCCAAGATTAACCGCAACGTCAAAGACGCTAATGAAGAGCGTGAGGGCGAAAAGCATGTTGGCGGCATGAAGCGTGGCGGCCCTGCCAAGAAGGCCCTTGGTGGCCCGATGGCTGGCGCTAACAAAATGATGATGGACGCCCAGCAAACTTCTGGCGTTCCCGGCGCGTTGATGAACTTTGGCGGCGTCAAAAAGGGTTCCCTATCCCCGGCCCGTGCGGTTGGCCTGAAGAAGGGCGGCATGGCTGAGTTTGAGGGTTCTGCCAAGGATGAGGCGCAGGATAAGAAACTGGCCAAGAAGCATGGAATGTCCATGAAGGAGTGGGAATCATCCAAGATGGATGAGAAGCACGACAAGCAGGAATCCATGAAGGGCTTGAAATCTGGCGGTCGCACTGCCCGTAAGTCTGGTGGCGGCGTGTTTACTGGCCCCAGCTACCCCGGTAAGGTTCCCGGTGAAGTTCCCGGTGGTCGCACTGCCCGCGCCGATGGCGGCAAGGCTGGCAAGGGTAAGACCAACATCAACATCATCATTGGTGCTGGCAAGCCCGCTGGCGCTGGCGACATGACTCCTCCCGGTATGGGTGGCCCTACGCCTCCCCCAATGCCTATTCCTGTTCCCCCGCCCGGCGCTGGTGGCGGTATGCCTGCTGGTATGCCCATGCCGATGCCCGCCCCTCCCGCTGGCGGCGCTCCCGCTGGTGGCCTGCCCATGCCCCGCAAGTCTGGTGGCCGTACCTACCGTTCCTATAAGGATATGGATGCGGGTGCTGGTTCGGGTGAGGGCCGTTTGGAAAAAACTGAGATCCAGAAGGGTAAGTAATTGATGGCGACGATAAAGTAGTCGGCAACCGGACGGTAGCGTAACCCCCCTTTACGCTACCGTCCAATCAACCAAGGGGAACCGTCAGGGGGCGGTTAAAGATGTTAACACAGCAAGCTTTCTATCAATTTGAGCTGACAAAACAGATTAAAATGGAAATAGACCGCCTTAAAGAGGCTTTAGTAAGTCTTCATCAAGTAGAAGGGTTTGACTTTTCTTCTTACAAGCACCAAGTAGGAAGAATAGAAGGACTTCGCACGGCATTGGAGCTTTGCGAAGAAGTAAACGCTACGTTAAGTGGCAAAGAAGGGGGTTAGTATGCCGTTTATGACTATGGATCATGAAGTTGATCCCGCAGGCGCTTTGGTAAAAGAACTTGGCGACCTTAGTAGTGTTGAAGTATTTAACAATCAAATGCTGGTGGCGGTTTATATCCGCCCTCAGAAGACAAAAAGCGGAATTATCCTAACCAGTCAAACAACTGATGAAGATCGGTTTCAGTCCAAGGTTGGTTTGGTGGTCAAGATGGGGCCATCTGCCTTTGTGGACAAGTCGGGTGAGTGGTTTGGGGATGTGGAAATCAACGAAGGTGATTGGATTGTCTTCCGGCCTTCAGATGGTTGGAGCATTACCGTCAATGGCGTCCTTTGCCGGATGATTGACGATGTTAATGTCAAGGCCCGCGTCGATCAGCCTGACCGTGTGTGGTAATTATGGAGTCTATTATGTCTGATATGGAAGAAACTGTTGAAGTTATCTTGGATGACGCCCCAAAGGTTGACACTAAGAAAGCTGAAGAACAGGAAATTGAAGTAGTTGAAGCCCCTAAAAAGGGGAAAGACGTTGATTCGGCTCTTAAGGAGCTTAATGCGCGTCTTGAGCAAGAGCGTCTAGCCCGTGAGCAAGCTGAAGAGCGCGCCCGCGTGTCTGACCAAAAGGCGCAGGCGGCATATGGTGAGGTGTCTGACACCAATATGCATCTTGTTGCCAGCGCAATTGATAGCGTAAAGCGGGATCAGGAAATCCTGAAGGCTCATTTGCGTGATTCGATGGCAATCGGTGATTTTGACAAGGCTACTGATATTCAGTCAGCAATGCAGGTCAATTTCAACAAGTTGAGCCAGCTGGAAAGCGGTTATGAGGAAATGCGGAATACTCCGCGTCAGCCTGTAGCCCCCCAGCCGCGTGAAATGAATGTTGATTCCCTGATTAATCAGGTAACTCCACGTTCTGCTGAGTGGTTGCGAACAAACCGTGAACATTTGCCTGATTCGCGCTCAATCCGCGTGATGGCCCGCGCTCATGAAGATGCCGTTGATTATGGGATCATCCCCGAATCAGATGCGTATTTTAAGTTTGTCGAAAACCGTCTTGGCATTGGTGAGTCTAAGCGCGCCATCCCCGGTTTGGATGATGCGATGGAATACTCTGCCAAGCCTACCCAGAAGCGTTCGTCGCCTCCTTCGGCTCCGGTGTCGCGTTCTGGGACCAGCACTAATCGGTCTGGCGTTGTTACCCTTACCGCTGCGGAAGTAGAAGCTGCCAAAATCAGTGGCATTACTCCCCAAGAGTACTACCGCAACAAGGTAAAAGGCGAAGCCCGCCAGTAGGAGGAATAAATGGACGTTGTATCCGAAGCCCCGGCCCGCCGCCGTGGTCGCCCCCCGAAAACCCCGGTTATCCGGGCTGAAGTTGAAGAGGAAAAGGTAGTTATGGAAACCCGTGAAGCTGACCGCCCTGCTATGCGCCCTGCGTTGCGCGAAGAAGATCCCCGCGTTGCTGCCGCCCGCCGTGCCGCCGAAATTCGGGGCCATTTGGGCGAAATGGATGAGGGAACGGACGAATTCCGCGCCCCCAAGGCACCAGATGGCTGGGAATATGAGTGGAAGCGGAAGACTGTGCTTGGTCAGGAAGATCCTGCCTATCAGGTTCATTTGGCCCGCATGGGTTGGGAAGCAGTTCCTACTACCCGTCATCCTGAAATGATGCCGGGCATGGGTAATTACCCGACTATTGAGCGAAAGGGCCAGACATTAATGATGCGCCCTGCTGTTATTTCTGATGAAGCCCGCCAAATTGAATATAGGAAGGCTAAAAATCAGGTTAGGCAGAAGGAAGCGCAGCTTAATGCGACTCCCGAAGGTACTTTGACCCGCGATGATGCTCGCGTTCGCCCGGTAATTAATAAGGCTTACGAAGCAATTCCTGTCCCTAAAGATTAAAATTGCAATTTACTGCAATAAAAAGAAGGGTCATCTATGGGTGGCCCTTTACTTATTTAAAAATTAAAGTATTATTTTATTTAGAATCCTATTGGACTCCACCTTCCCCGGCGTGAAGGTTAAACTTTCCCCGGTTCCTAGCTGCCCCGGCGTGTGGCGAAGGACCTCCCTGTAAGAAGGAAAATTCCAATGGCGAATACAAA